GCAACGGGTCAACAAAGACATTCAGGCTGGTGCATCAAATCGGCTCATGGGTAGAGCCTATCGGCTATACTGATAACATCGTGGCGGTGACTGTGAATGACGTTCCTGTGCTTAGTGGCATCACAAACGATGGGTTGTCAATTACATTTGCAACAGCTCCGGCAAGCGGCGCGGTCATTAAATGGCTTGGGTTCTTTTACTACCGAGTGCGATTTGCAAAAGATGAATCCGAATACGAAAACTTCATGCAAGACCTTTGGACTTTGAAAAAAATAGAATTGGTTACAGCAAGATGAGAACTCTATCCGCACCATTAATTACGTTAATCAACTCAAGCAATCAGTTCTACATGGCTGATCTTTATACGATTGCGATGAATAATGGTACAACGCTTTATTACACCACGGCAGAATCACCGATTACATACAACAGCAAAACGTATGCAAGCCAAGGGCTAAACATCACGCGAAGTAACGTTAAGTGGGTCGTTGGTATTGAGGTCGATACTTTGACTCTTAAAATCGGCGCTGATGCAACGACATTGATTAACAGCGTACCGATTATTTCAGCCGCGGTGCAAGGTCAATTTGATGGCGCTATTGTGGTCGTTGAAAAACTATTTTTAAGCAATTGGAGTACGCCTGTTGGTACGGTTAGCTTATTCACTGGTACGGTTTCAGATTTTACTGCTGAGCGCAACATGATCGAATTAACCGCGAAGTCACGACTCGAAACGCTTAACGTTCAAATGCCGCCTAACTTGTATCAAGCAACATGCCTGCATACGCTCTACAGTGAGGGTTGCACGGTCAAAAAGTCGCTTTTTACATCGACTAGCACGGTAACATCTATAAATGCTGATGGATCGATTAATACGCCATTGGCACAAGCAGCTAATTACTTCAACATGGGCGCATTGAAATTTACTAGCGGCGCGAATACAGGATTGACTAGAACAGTAAAATCATTTGCGAGTGGTAAAATTTACTTTACTAATCCGTTCCCTTTCCCGATTGTTGCAGGCACGGCGTTTAGCATATCACCCGGATGTGATAAATTAAGGACAGGCGATTGCACCAATAAGTATTCAAATACGGTTAATTTCAAGGGCTTTGAGTTTATTCCTGTACCGGAGACAGCAGCATGAAAACATTCCACGTTGGGCTTTATATTGACCATGGGATTGGTGATTTTGTCATTTATTGCATTTATAGCGACAAGGAACAAGTCCAAAAAGCTCTTGATGAATTGCCTGAATCGATCCCTAAAAATTCTAGGATAAATAACGAAATGACCCTAGATAACATCAAAGACTTTTTGCTTAAACGCGCTATTGAGCAAGCAAAGTTAGTCCAAGGATTAACATCATGACCGAACAAGAACAACGTGATGCAGTGGTCGAAGAGGTAAAGACTTGGATTGCCACTCCGTACCATCACCAAGGGCGCATTAAAGGCGTTGGCGTGGATTGCGCAACGATCTTATGCGAGGTCTATGAAAAGGTCGGGTTAATACCTCATGTTGATCCTAGACCATATCCTCCAGATTGGCATTTGCATCGAGACGGTGAAAGATATATGGGATGGTTGCATCAATATGCAAAAGAAGTTGAATCGCCTAAAATTGGCGACATTGCGCTATGGAAGTTTGGACGATGCTTTAGCCATGGCGGTATCATCGTGGATCACAATACAATCGTTCATTCGTATCTTGGCATAGGCGTGGTTCTCGAAAAAATGAATGCGGGTATTTTCGAAGGTCGAGACGTTAAATATTTTTCTCTTTGGGCGTAAAAAATGAGTGGTGGATCACCTGCAACGATAAGTAATGTTACTCCAGCGGTTGGCGCGGTCAACATTCAGCAATCTAGTTATGGGCTTGCAATCCCTATTGTATGGGGTCGCACTCGCATAACTGGTAACTTGATTTGGTACGGTGATTTTGTAGCTACTCCACACACAGAGGTGACGCAATCAGGCGGCAAGGGCGGCGCGGGTGGTATTAAGCAATCCACGACAACATACACTTATTCCGCTGCGGTCATGATGGCAATTGCAGAAGGCCCTATTTTGGGCATTAGATCGGCATGGAAGGGTAAAAACATCTATGGCGGTTCTGCTACTACTACTAAGACGGTCAAGACAATTCAGACCTTTACGCCTACTGGTGGAACGGTTTTTACTGTTACCAATGCCGCAACATTTGAATCTAATGTAAGTGTCCAGATTCTTGAAGAGACAGAATACAAACCAGTGTGGAAGGCGCTAGTCAAAGGAGTCGATTACAACGTAACTTCGGGCGGCGTTTATACTTTCACGACAGCACCAATCTATAATTTTAGGATTACTTACGTTTATATTTCGACTCAAGCGAATGTAAGCGCGATTGCTGAATTAGGTCTTTCACTTGCAAATGGTTATCAAGGTCAAGCGCCTTGGGGATATTTGACCTCAAAGCATCCTACCGAGGCAGTTGGGTATTCTGGCATTTCTTACGTGTATGGTTCTAACTATGCACTAACCGGAAATGCCGAAGTAGATAATCACTCTTTTGAAGTTGATGCGGCTTTGCAATTCAGTTCAACTATTCCCGATGCGAATCCTGCTGATGTCGTTCAAGATTTCTTGTCTAATCCGATTTACGGCGCGGGGTTTAACCTTGCAAGCATTGGGTCATTGACAGACTTCAAAAACAGCAGCACAGCACAAGACATTTTTGTAAGTCCTGCTTTAACTGAGCAAGCTCCAGCAGTTAATTTCTTACAGCAAATTTCCGCAATTGCAAATGTTGGAATGGTATGGTCTGAGGGCGTTTTAAAATTCGTCCCTTACTGCGACATGCCTATTACTGGCAACGGCGTTACTTACACGCCTAATACATCGCCTATTTACGATTTAAATGATAATGACTTTTTGCCTAATGGCGACAATGGGCCTGTAAAAGTTACACGTACAGCACAATCTGATGCATATAACCGAGTTCAGCTAGAATTTCGCAATCGTGCCAATTCGTACAATCTCGAAATCATGGAAGCTAAGGATCAAGCTGACATTGAGAACTACGGGCTTCGATCAATGGCGACTGTTCAGGCTCACATGATATGCGACAAGGATACTGCTCGGGTAGTCGCGCAATTACTCTTGCAACGGTCTTTATACATTCGCAATCAATACGAATTTAAGGTGGGGTGGAACAAGATCGCGCTTGAACCAATGGATTTAGTCACCATCACTGATGTTGGTCTTGGCTTGAATTTGCAGCCTGTACGCATTAAGACCATTGAGGAAGATGGAGAAGGCGAATTAACGATTACTGCGGAAGAGTTCCCCAAGGGTTCGGCATCTGCGACTCTTTATCCTTCTGGTAGCGGGTCTGGTTTTGAACATAACTACAACACTCCACCGGGTAACGCATTTACGCCTGTCATTTTTGAAGGTGTCGCTGCGATGTCATCGGCAAGTGCAGATAGCTTGGAGATTTGGCTTGCGACAGGCGGCGGCGATAATTACGGCGGTTGCGAGATTTGGACTAGCCTTGATGGTACGACATACGAACGCGCCTACACGATGCAAGGCAAGTCGCGCTATGGGACTACAACAACGACAATGGCGAGTCGTGGCTCTGCTGGATCGTATAACGAAACGGTAGGAGTATCATTGCTCGCTGGCGGTCAATTATTGGCTGGTTCTGCTACGGACTTGGCGCAATTGGCAACGCTCTGTTATGTTGGCGGGGAATTTTTCGCATATCAAGCCGCCACTTTAACAGGCGCTAATGCCTATACGCTCGGGCCTAATTTAAGCCGTGGCGCATATTTAAGCGGTCAAACATCAAAAGCAAGTGGTTCTTCTTTTGTTAGATGTGATGAGGCGATTGCAAAGATGCCTCTAACTAAGGACTACATCGGCAAAACGATCTATATCAAGTTGCTCGCGTTTAACTTCTACAAAGGCGCTTTGCAAAGCCTCGCAGACGTTTCAGCTTACACTTACACAGTGACAGGCGCTCAGGCTAATTTGCCTCCCGTAGCGCCTGCAAACTTGGCGTTAGAAGGCACTTTTACATTAGACACTGCAAAGTTCAAATGGGATCGAGTCGGGAACGCTGCTAGTTACAACGTGCAGATTTTAGACACTATCACATTGACCATACGCAGACAGGTTAATGTCGGTGATGCTTTACGGTTTGATTATTCTGCTGCTGATGCTAAAGCTGATGGTGGGCCATGGCGACAAATTACAATCAAAGTTCAAGGCATCAACGCCAACGGCGCGGCGGGTGCATTCGCAACTTTAGCGGTCACTAATACGCAAATTGGCGCATTGTCTAATATCAAGATCGTATCGGGGCTGAAATCGTTTGTATTCACTTGCGACAAGCCAAGTGATTCAGACTTTGCAGGCATTCAGGTTCATATCAGCACTACAAACGGATTTACTCCAAGCGGTTCAACTCTTGTTTATGATGGCCCGAATACTTCCTACACGATCACCACTCTGCAAGATGGAACGCCATTAACCGATACAACAACGTATTACATCAAATACGCTGGTTATGACTCGTTTGATAAATCAGGTTTGACGTTTGGCGCTAGTGCTGGCTTGGTGGCTAATACAGTCGTCATTAATCAGACTGCTACGGCTTATTTGTATCAGTGGTCAACGACTACACCATCAACACCAACGGGGAATTCCACTTTCACATGGGCGACTGCTACAAATGGGTCTTATACGGGCGGCGATGGCTGGTCGGTTGCTGTTCCTGCTAATCCGGGAACCCCACTTATTCAATTATGGGTAGCGACAAAATCAGTCACAGGATCGGGAACAAGTACAACGATTGCCTGGGCTGGCACGGCGGTCTCTGCTTGGTCGCAAAACGGCGCAACTGGTTCTAGTGGCGCTAAGACTGCGAAGGCTACAGTCTATCAATGGGCGGCAACTATCCCGACTATTTCAGGATCATCTACTTACACGTGGGCTGATGGGTCAATAACTCCGGTTCCTTCTGGGTGGTCTGTTTCAAGTAGCACATCGCCAACACAAGGTTTTACGCTTTGGGCGGCAAGTATCACTGTGACGGATGGCGCGGCGGCGACTACATCAACGATCAATTGGGCGACAGCAAGCATCATTGCGGCGGGGTATTCTGGTGGGAATGGACTATCTGCTCGCGTATGTTATGCGCGTGTTCCAAGTAATCCAGCTCCAGTAACGGGAAGTGTCACCACGACAAACGTGGCATATCCAAGTAGTGCGCAATCTACCTCAACATGGGGATTTGCTGCGACATGGGGCGCAACTGATCCAAACCCAAGCAGTACAGATTCACTTTATGTCTCGGACGGTATCGCTGACCCTGCAACGGGTAATACTACATGGGGAACGCCTTATATCTCAAGTTTGAAGGTCGGAAATTTATCTGCAATTACGGTAAATACAGGCGAATTGACTGTTACAGGGGGCTTGACGGTTGGCACTGCTGGATCATTTATGGGTGGGAAAACTTCCTACTCTGATACGACTGCGGGGTTCTGGCTTGGGTATGATAGTGGATCGTATAAATTCCATTTGGGGAATTCAGGCAATAACATAAAATGGAATGGAACTGGATTATCGTTACTTGGGAATATTGACGCATCTGGCGGGGCAAAATTCACTTTAGGCGGTACGTCTTATGTGAACATGGTATCTGGTCTCGGTAGCCCGTTATTATCTGCGGTAAAAAACGATAACAATGCCAATCCAGCATTCTCTGTTATTGATACTGTCGCATCATCACAGCCGACAGTGTTTATTACTTCGACATCTACTGATTCAGCTTTGGATGTTACAAATTCTAGTTCGGGTTATTCGGCGAGTTTTACAGGGAAAATTAGATTCAAAGGCGCATCAACTCCTTTGATTTTAAACACGGATGCAGGATCATCAGGTCAAATATTAACTAGCGCGGGAAGTAGCGCAACACCGACATGGGGCAAGCGGATATTCAGCGGTGCGCAAGCTGCTGACGGTTCGGGTGACTTGACGGTAACTGTTAGCTTTCCTGATACTAGCTATTCCCCTGTTGGAAACT